GGATGAGTATCAGCCGCGTGATTGGGATCATGGCAAAGATGCTGACAAGGCGGCAATCAACCGTGATGAGCTGGCAGATGTAGCGCAGCACGCTGTTGAGGGCGTGATGGCAGCGCATCGTGAGCTGGGGCTGAACCGCATCACTGGCGAGAGTGAAGTACTGACGCGCTTGCCGGGGCTTGAGCTACCGTATAGCGGGTTTCCAGACTTCAGCGGCCAGGTCGAGCTGAAGACCAAGTGGTCACGCTTCAGTGCAAAGGCTAAGTCAGGCAAGTCTGCCGCCAGCTTACCGCAACAGCCAGACTGGTCGCACGTCTGCCAGGTCGCCGGCTATTGGTCTGCCACCGGCAAGCCGCAGCTCATCGTCTACGCCAATGCCAAGGGCCACCGCGTCTTTAGCGCAGCCAACTGCGACCGCCTCACCACTGAGGGTATGCAGGCCGCGCTGAACCAAATCACCGCGAAATGCCAGGTGCGTGAAAACCTTCTCAAAAAGGCAGATTCCGTTGAGGAGCTGCTGACGCTGGTCGAGCCAGATTTCGGCCATTTCTGGGCTTGGGATGTCCGTCCTGAAGTCCTCAAACAAGCAAAAACAGCATGGGGGTTCCGATGAGTAGAAACCTTATTTGGCTTCACGTTGATGAAGCTGGCCGTCCTTTGCGTCCATACAGCCGTCTGCGTGAGTTCCTGCGGATCATGGGCGTCGTGGCTGGCTGTCTTTTTGTCCTGTTTTGCCTTTGGTGCTTTGTAGTCCTTCTATCATTGTTAGGGGGCTGAGATGGTGCAGCAGGATTTGCTTGAATGGCCTGGTCGCGCCGGCCCCAACGTCCACAAGGACGCCAGAGACACTGAGGTCGAGGCTGCTGAGTTTGTGGCCCCGAAAGTCACCGGCCTGCGTTTGAAGGCTCTCACAGCCCTCAGAGACGCGCCGGCAGGAATGACCGGCAGTCAAGTGGCCCAGAAAATGGGCGCTTGGATCTACAGCGTCAAACCTCGCCTGACAGAGCTTGATCGCATGAAACTGGTCGAAGACAGCCAGCGCCGTGAAAAGAACGACCGTGGACGTAAAGAAGTCGTTTGGCAGATCACAGCAGCCGGTCGTGAGTTTTTGGAGACGCTTAATGAGCAATGACATCATTGAGGCCATGAAGGCCGTCAACCAGGCCAACGCTCAAGGGTTGCAGCTCAAGGGCAAAAAATACACTGAGGTTAGCACCCGCGTTGAGGTCTTTCGGCAGCACTTTAAGTCGTACAGCTTGGAAAGCGAACTGGTGCTAGACGATGGCCAGCGTGTCGTCGTGAAGGCTTACATTCGGCGCGAAGACGGCACCGTCGTCGCTACCGGTTACGCTGAGGAGATACGCGGCAGCAGCAATGTGAACCGCACCAGCGCCATTGAGAACTGCGAGACAAGCGCCTGGGGCCGTGCTTTGGCCTGCCTTGGCTTACATGGCGGGCAGATCGCCAGCGCCAATGAGCTGACCGCTGCAAAGCGGAAAGACACAACTATCAATGAGAATCTTGAGGCTGAGATCAAAAGCAAAAAGACGTTGGTTGCTTTGAATCAGTGGAACCAAGACAACGCGGCTGAGATTGCGCGGTTGCAGAACGAAAATCCTGACGCCTACCAGCGTCTTTACAATGTGTGGCTTGAGAGACAAAAGGAGATCGAAAATGGCAGCACCTGACTTTAAGAACGGCAAGCTGCAGCTTGTGAGCGGGTTCAGTGTATCTGATCGCGTGAGCATGAGCTGCTGGCTGAACATCACCGATCCAGCGCTGCTGGAAGCCGTGATGGCGCACTATCATGCAACCAACCAGCGCCCAGGCTTCTCGATGCAGAAGAAGGTCAACGACCGCTATGAGGACGTGACCAAGGCCAAGATGTTCAATGACGTGCTTGATCCGTATCAGAGCCAGCAGCCGGCTCAGGAGCAGCAAGCGCAGCCAGGTTTCGCGCCACAGCAGCCGGCACCGCAGGGCTTTGCCCCTCAGCAGCCAACGCCGCAACAGCCAGCCCAGGGCGGCTTTGCACCTCAGCAACCAGCCCCGCAAGGTGGCTTTAGCTACCAGCAGGCCAAGAATGGCTAGGCAAGCGCTGTTGCCCTTGAGTGAGGCGTGCGTGCTTCTTCTCGGCCAATACAACGAGAATGAGCGGCGCAGAGTAAAGCGCTGGATTGAGCAAGGCGTCATTCAGGCGGTCAAGGATGGCGCAAGGTTCTACATTCCGCGTGCCGAAATCAAACGTTTAGCAGGAGAACATCATGGGCAGGAAGTGGACGCCGGAACAGCGTGCTCGTCAGAGTGAGGCCATCAAGGCTTACTGGCGCAAAAAGAAAACGCCGCCAACGATCTGGCAGCGTTTCTTAAATCTAGTAGTTGGGGCGCGGTAGCGCCCCTTCTCACTTGCCCCAAATCGCCTCGGCCATGTTGTTCTTCACCTTGGCCTTCTTAGCAGCGTTCTTCACATAATGGCCATACTGGCGCATTGTAAAAGCCTCATCCTCATGCCCCATCTGCCTAGACACTTCAGGCCAGTCCTCACCCAGCTTGCTGAGCTGCGTTGAGGCAAAGAAGTGGCGCATATCGCCCCACAGCATCCGCTCAATGCCGGCACGATCCGATGCGCGATCCATCAGTGCAGACAGTGTTTTGTATTGCTTTGGAAAGCCAGCAGCGGTGGCAAATACAAAGTCTGTCGGACGGCTGTGGCGTGACTGCAGTCTCCACTCGCGTGCAAGCTGCAAGGCATTTGGCTCGATGTCGATGGTGCGAAAGCCGGCCTTGGTTTTCGGTGGGCCGATCTTGCCGTCCTTCTTGACCGCACGCTCAATGCAGACTTCCTCTGCATCAAAGTCGATGTCCTGCCACTGCAGGCCGCGCAGCTCACCCTGGCGCATCCCAGTGGCCAGAGCCACCGCAACCATCGCACGGCTTACCAGAGTCTCACCGACCAAGCCGTCGCGCATCAGGCGTCGAATGGTTTCTGTCTGGATACGCGGCGCACGGTTCTGGCGGGCGCTAGTGCCGGTCAGTTCAACTTTGTCCATCGGGTTGAGGGTGACCCATCCATTTTCCCAACAGTAATTGAAAAAGTGTTTCAACGCTTTGACGCGGTGCTGCTGGGTAGATGCACTTTTGCCTTCATTCTGCACGGCGTCCAAAATCGCCAATCTAACTTTTTTGAAAGTCTTGCGAGTGACCAATTTGCCCAGATCATGTTTTTTGAGAGGCTTGCCGTCGATCTTAATTTCGAGGCCGACGCGCAAATTGTGTTTAGTTTCTTTGTACGTCGTAGACTGTATTTCATTGATCTTGGCCCGACCTTTGACAAACGCTAGGAAGTCATCGGCAGCTTCTTGGCCAATGGTGACCGGATCAGCTTTGACGACGAGGCCGCGATTGTGATCTGACCACAGGTGATTCGCAGCCGCGCCGGCCTCGTCCCTGCTGTATAGCTTTTGACCTGGCGGCGTGTACTTGCTCGACAGGCCAATGGCCCTCGCATCAATGTACCAAGTTTTTGCGTTGCGGCGCTCATGTACCGGCAGTGCGTACTGTTGGGTTGCCATGATGATCTCCCTTTTCGGCGGGGCCGTTAGGCCACCACCTTTGGTCTGTTGATAACAGTTTGCTTGGCACCCTTGTAAAGAGCGTGTTCTTTGACAGTGCCTTTGATTTTGAAAATATCGCCTTGCTTGCCGAGGCAAGCCGAGCCTTTGTAGGCAATCACATTGTTGTCGCCATCACGCATAACATTGATCCATGTCGTGCCGTAAAAGCCATCAAAACCCATGACAAAGACAAGCGTGGCGTCAAACTCGATGCGGTCACCGATTGCCCCAACATAGTCACTGGCAGCGTCTGCACGCAGGCGCTCGATTTGGCGCAAGCCGTGACGGACAGAGTGCTTCATGTCGTGCAGCGCGGCGATCTCGCTGTTGACCAGCGCACGCGCGGCGCTCACTTTCAGTTTGTTGTGATACTGGCGGCGCTGTGCAGCGGCCTGCTTTTCGTTATACAGCCGGAACGAAAGAACCTTGTCGCCCTGACACTGAAAGCAGCGACCGCTTTCGTTGTGTGCGAAATACTCAAGGTAACCGGTGCCATTGCACTTGAAACATTCCTCACGACCGTAGCGCTTGTCGCCGTCCCAATAAGCGCTGCCGGTGTAAGGGGTGTCCGACGCGAAACGGAAAAAGGTCATTGCAGTCATCTCCAGATCTCCCTGTGTTTCTTACCGTGTAAATATAAGACCCTTATCGCTCAACGACAAGCATTAAACGCAAAAAGAGACAGTTTTGAGACAGTTTTTGAGACAGTTCGCAAAAAAACAGCCGCCAAGGCAAAGGCCCAGACGGCTATTTATTCAACGATTACAGGGGGAAGGGTATGGTGGAGCCAGACGGGATCGAACCGACGACCTCCTGCTTGCAAAGCCGCTTAAACCTGTAGCTGTTCCGTTGAAATCCGTGAAAAACCGCCACTTTTTACGGTAATCAGGGTAGAACTATAACAAACCATATACAAGTTTTTTGAGACAGTTTGAGACAGTTTGAGACAGTCAGCGGGCAAAGGTAGCGACGTTGGTGGGTTTGCCGCCCACGCCCTGGCGGCGTGATCGCTTGCGGCGCACGGCTGATGTTCTCTCAGCCTTTGTCATGCGGGCAGCTTTCGCTGCCGGCACGCATTTGGGGTAGCCTCGCTTGCTTTTTGAGGCTGAGGATCTGCCGCACTTCTGGAAGCCACCGCCCTTCTTTGGGGCGCTGATGTCTACCCAATCCTGCTTGAACCACTTCTTCAAGCTCATGGCTTTTTGCCTCGATACTTGCCGCCGCGCTTTTTGTACTCGCGGACGATCCAGGCCGATGAATACGCGCTGGGTGTGACCTTAAATTTACGTTTTGCCGCTGCCTTCACCCGCTTATAAAGTTCAGGGTTGGTTGGTGTCGGGCCACTTGTGACAACCTTTTTTTTGCGGGGTGCCATCAGTAAGACATACGCCGGGCGGTGCGACGGCGTGGTGCCATCTTCTTTTTAGCAGCAGCTTTTGTCGGCCTGCGCTTTGGCATGACCTTTGGCTTTTTCATCATTCCAGGCATTTGTCCCTCACTTTCCAACTTTACGCATCGCCGCTCGATGCGCTTCTGTAAATGTCTTGCCGCCACGCATGAGCTTTCGCATTTCGGTCATATGCCTGGCTGTATGGTGGACGCTATGGCGCTTCAGCGCGGCTTGCTGCCGTGCTGTCAGATTCTTCATTTTCATGGCTATCTCCGAGATTTTTTGCCGGCGCACTTCCAGCGTTTACGAGACAGTCGCAATGGGCTGTTTGGATTACGCGCGGCCTTTGGGTGCTTCTTCATCTGACCGGCCGACCGGGCGCAATAACTATCGCCTTTGCTAGTGCCGGGACGCACACGGGGGCCGCCACCCTTTGCTTTACCAGCTTGACCGTAGCTGACCCGCTTCCCGCTGGCTGTGACCTTGACCCTAGCCTTGCCCTTTGCTGGCCGCGTCCTAGCCATTGAGCAACCCCTTGCGGTAACCGTTTTCACGGTCATATGTCAGCAGTTCTTTACGCGGCTCATGCACATAGCTGCAGTGAATCCAGCCGGTGTTGCCGCCGGTGTAGCACTCCAGAATGAGCTGATCGAACTCACAGTTCTCAGAGATCCACTTGGCCACTTCCATATTGCTGACGCCTGGCACCTCAAAGTCAGCAGCCTGCCCTTTGGTGTGCTGGCTTGTAGGCTTGCTGCCGATGGCCATGCAAAGCTCTGGACTGCGGTAACCGCTGGTGATGGTGACCGGGCGGTCAAAGTGGTCGCGCACCGGCTGCAGCACGTTCTCACACAGCATGGTCAGAGGCTCAATCTTGTCAGGTGTAGGGGTATTGTCGATGCCACGGCGCAGAGCGGTCTGGCTCTTGGTCATCTCTTGCAACGAAAAGTTTTTTGACAGCTTCATTTCTTTGCCTTCACCTTGCCGACAACGCCCTCAAGCATCCCGCCGCCAAAGTAGAAGGCCAAGATGGTCAGCATCGCTTCACCGAGATAAAAGTCATCTATGACTTGCTTGATGTCAGGGATGTTGGTTTTGCCCAGTAGCGTCATCACCAGTACCAGCGCGAAAGACGCCAAAAAGGTGGCAGTGAACATCAAGGCCAGATAGCGCTGGGCTACCTTAAAGGGCGCATATGCGGCCATCGTGTCGATCTTGGCTTGCGCCTTAACACGCTCCATTTCTTCATCGGAGCTGTGGACATCATCAATGAGATCCATGCCCTTTTTGATTACATCGCCATTGCCAAGAATGGATGCCAATACTCCAAGCATTACTTTTTGTCTCCCATTTGCGTGAAGCCCATGTAAGCGCCCACAACGCCGCTCAACGAGATGTAAAGCAGCGGGCTGACCTCACTGAGTAACTTGATGCGGGTGTCAGGTATGAAGGGCATGAACAGCAGGATCGTGTAGACGCCCATACCCATCAGAGCAAACCGTGCCAGCCTGAGCTGCGCCAGGTGTTTGCGGCTTTTGTCTTCTGTCTCGCGTATCTCGCGGGCGCGTTCTATCTCTGCGTCTGTGACCACGCCATCGTTGTCGAGGTCGTAGCGATCAAACTCGCTCGACCTCTGCAGCTTTTTCTGGCCCACTATTCGCCGCCGAGATTAGCCTGCATATTTACGATGAAAGCATTGACCGCTTCAGCAAGCTCAGGGTCTTTGCCTGGCAGCACCGCCAGTCGGCCCAATTGCACCGACAGCGGGTTGACGCCACGGTTGCTGGCTTGAGCTGTGGTTTTGAGCCATCGGATGAACTTTGGTGAAGTCATTAGTTTTGCGGCGTAGCGTGGCGCAAGCAAAGCACCGCCGCCGGCTGCTGCGGCAGACGCCGCCCCACCCACATCACCGGCAAGAGCCAATCCACCCGCTTGGGCCAAGGCCACGCCGGTTGCAGCTATTTGTGAAAAGCCAGCTAAAGTCACACCCGACCGCGACCGGTTGATCTCACCAATGTTCTCTACCGCCACGTCAGCTAAGCGGGCCAGCGAATCTAGCTCTTTGCGAACTTCTTTGAACCTAGGCGCACCAAACAAAATGTCTTTGCTGCGCTTGTCCATGTTGCGCCAGTTGGTCAAGAACACATTGGCTGACCATTCGCCGCCACCCTCAGTGGCAGAGCCGCGCACACCCATACGGCCAAGGACGCTTGCACTTACAGCGTCACGCTCATCTCTAGTCAATACTTTGAAGACATCTCTGATGCGCTGGCCACCGCGCTTGCCCTCACTCATGGCAAAGCTGAACACCTGGCTATCGAGGTTTTGCCTTACAATTTTGTCTATTGTTCTGAGCTGATCGTTCGCGGTCTGCCGCGTGTAATCGTTTGCGCGGCGCAACAGGCGTGCCGCCTCTGGGGATGCTGCAGATACTGCGCTGTCAATATCTTCAGTCAGCACCCTGTAAATGCTTGGCAGCTTTTCATCACCCGCTTTGAACACCCTGACGGTCTGCCCAGGCAAAGTTGACCCGACCGCCTTGCCCAAGTTTGTGCGGATTGACCTCGCGGTTCTCAGGTCTATTTGACCGCCAGCAGCATCTGCATCTTTCAAAATGGCAGCGATCTGACGCAGTGCCGGCGCATACTGATCTTTCAGAGCCGTAGGCGCAGCGGCTAATTCTGTTTTCAGCTCTGCCTCTAACGCACGCAAACCGCCAACTGAAACGCCAATGTTTCCAGCCGCGTCATAAGCCGCATCATACAATTTATCTTTTTTGGCGCTTATGCGGTCGGCAGTTGCAAGCGCACCAGCCCTGATCGTACTGCCAATGACCTCTGGGCTACCTTGCGGATCACCGTATTTACGAGCAATCCGGTTAGAGGCGTCACCAAGCTCGTCAATCACGCGGGCGCGGTTTGTTCTGATGATGTCAGACGCAGTGAAAAACGATGCAAGACCTTCTTCAGCCTGAGCGACAGAAGGTCTGCCAGTCAGCGTGGCCGCAGTTGGTTGCACACCCAGTCGAGCAAAGTCTTCAGCACGCTGCCCAGGCGACACGCCGGTCAGTCTTTGTGTGCCTTTTTGGATGCCGGTTTTGACTGCCCTGGTTGCAGCGTCACCAAGCCGGCCACCCACCATCTCAATGCCGATATTTGTTGCTGCCTTGCCAACCTCCTCAACCGGAGTGCCGCGCGGCACAGCGCCGCC